TACCAATTACTTCTCCATTACCTATAACAGAACCTGATCCTTTCTTTTTTAAATCTGGATCTCTTGTTTCTAAGTCTACTGCAATCTCATCATAAGATCTTAGATCAGGAAATTCTTCCGGTTCTACCCATTCCTTTTGTGCTTCAAATAGAGGTACTTTCATAATCCCTTTCAATAATCATTTGTATATAATGTATAGCCTTTAATAAATCTTGTTTCTTTCCTTTATCCTGGTGTCTGCAAATATATTTAATTGCATTGCCTTCAGCAAATAATATCTTATTTTCATTAATAAATAAAGAGGGTTGTATTTTATATTTTTTATAATGAACACCTCCTACTTGTTTAAAGAATGCTTTGTTCGTCATAACTGATAACCATACCTTTCTTTTTTTGATTTAAATAAATAAAGATTTTCCATAGATCTTGTTACACCTACATACCAAACTCTATGTTCTTCATCTTGTTTGTCTACATTTTCAGAAGTAGATTCTCTGATTTTTCTTGCATTATCTAATACAAGAATAACATTCTTACATTCACCACCCTTTGCCGCATGAATGGTTGATACTTCTATTCTTGGTTCTTCAGATAATTTCTCTCCATTAGATAACATACTTCTAATGTAAAATTCCTCATTATGATCTGCATTCACAAAAGCATCGTACCATTTAGTATCTTTACTAAATCCAAGATCTTCCATTTTAACTGTCATTTTATTTCCAAACTTACTTTCATCAAACTGTTGCTCTAAATATTCATAGATATCTTTACAATCTGCAATAGATATTTCTTTGCCTTCTACTAATGAAGTCCATTTCAAAACTGATTTATAAAGTTTACTATTATAACTTTTTCCAAATGTATTTTTATAATAAAGATTATTCTCTTTTAATTGTTTTGATATTTCTAATGCTCTGTAAACAGTTCTGGTTAATATTAACCATTTACCATTATTAATATCTAAATTATCAAAGTTAAATATAGACTCTACTTTACCTTGAATGACCTTTCCCTCACTATCTTTTTTTGGAAAATATATTTTTTCTTTTCTATTACCTTGTATTCTATCTAATATTATATTTGAAATTTCTTGAACAGCTTGAGGTATACGAACTGATTGTTGTAATACTTCTTCTTTTGCTGGTTGATCAATAAATCTATTAACATCAGCTCCAGCCCATGCAAATATAGCCTGATCATCATCACCTGCTATAAATATATCTTTTGATTTATCTTTTAATATATCAAACATCTTCCATTGTATTGGAGATAAATCCTGGGCTTCGTCAATGAATACTACATCAAAGGATGGGCATTTATCCTTGTTATTAATAAATTGAGTAATCATATCTGTATAATCATAAAGATTATAAGACTCTTTATAGTTTAAAAAATTTACATATATGTGATTTAATAATTCAAAATCTATCTCTCTACTCCATTCATTAGTATTAAACTCATCTTCAATGGATATGTCCTTAATTCTGGCTTTGTTAATTAATTTAAAATATTCATTATCACAATTTAAATAACCACTATCATCTGCTTCCGAATAATAATTAACTCTTATACTTAATTCTTTACCTATTTGTTCATAATGAACTGGCTGCATCACATTCTCTTCACTCATACCTAAAGTATGAAAAGCTAAGGAATGAAGTGTTTGAAAAAATTTAACATCAGATCTTACATAGTTTTTATTTTTATTTAAAAATCTTTCTCTTGCTTCTGCAGCAGCCTTTCTTGTAAATGCAAAATAACCAATTTTATTTAAAGGAACACCTTTAACTAAATAATTATTTACTTCATTTAATAATGTCATAGTCTTACCTGTTCCAGGAGGACCTAATACTTTTTTTATCATTAAAATACGTTCTTATTACCTTTCATTTTTATTATTTCTGTTTTAACTATTTCTTTTATTAATTCATTTCCTTCTACATTTAAGTTTATTCTTAGAACCTCTATTGCTTCATAAGTTGCAGATTCATTATTTAATTTTGGAAATCTTTTTTTAAATCCAAAGTCTGCTTTATATCTTTCTTTTATCCTTTGAGCTGTTCTCTCTTTGCCTTCTTTCCATTCTTTATTTTTTAAAGTATTAAAAAAGTTTGCAAATTTAAAATAAGCATATCCTTCTTCTATTAATACAGCACCAGATTTAAAAGAAGCATAGGACTTTGCTTTAGGTCCATTAACATATTCTTGAAGATACTCATGTAATAATTCATCAGGAGTAGTTCCTTTTGGTGGTTGATGTATTTCTACTGGAGGAAATAACTTAGCAATAACATTTTCAAAATCATCTCCTTTTACTTTTGCTACAAAAATATTTGCAGTCTTCATTATTAAAGCTCTTAATTCTTCTTGATCTTTTATTTGTTTTATATCCTTAGCTCTTACTGCCTTGCTTCCTTTGCTTTCAGGTAATTCAACATTGAAAGTATATTCAGGTTCTGGATAATTTATTTTTACTAAATTAGATAATGGTGGAAACATTCTTCTTCTATCAGATCCAACACCATATTTTCTTTTAAGACATTCTGATTTCATACAAAAATTAACAATAGGTTCTTGAGTGCAAGTATAACCCTTTGTATTATTTTTTGTTGCTGATCTAATTTTATCTAATATTTTTTTCTCTGATCCCCAATCATCTAATACAACACCATTTGAATCTTTTATAAAATATTTTTGTGGTGCCGCTTTAAGGACACTCTGCCAATTATCAGGGTATTTCTTTTTAGCAAAAACCATGTAATTGTATAACCACCTATCCCTAGTATCAACTAATGGTTCTTTGGCCATGATCTGTAGACAAGGAGGGCCATCATTAAATTCATCTGGACCTCCTTGTAAGACAGTTTTCACAAGGGCAAGCGAAAACTCTTCTAATTCTTCTTTTGTTTTTTTATTGTGATTAACTACTTTAATGAACTGTTCTAATGTAAATGGAGTGCCGTCATAATTAATTGCAACTCTTTCATCACTATTAAAATATGGAAGATTTATATATTGACCATTAGACCATTCTTTTTTTTCTTCATCAAATCCAAGTTCTGTTTGTTTAGGATATATCTCTGTGCTTGGTTTTAGTTTTAATGTAAATAATAAATTTTCTAAAAAATTTCTTAAAAATACTGCTTTAGTTTTTTCTTTTAAAAATAAATATAAATGTAAACCACCACTCTTTGATTTAACTGGAATTAAAGGAAGATTGTTTTCTCTTATAATATCTAAATATTTTTTATATGGAAAATTTGAATAACTATGTTCGGTGTCATCAATATCTATAGCACCAAAACTTGCCATACCATCATCATCACATGGTTGGATACCAATAGATGTTTTACCTTTTATATGATCTAAATAATGTTTCTCAGTTATTTCTTTAAAAGACCAACCATACTTTTTTGGTTTTTTCTTTCCTGTTTTTTCATCAATTGTAAATTCATCTAAGTAAGCGACACCGAAATTTCTTTTTAGCCCGCTAAATATTTCTGCAAATTCTTTCTCCATTTTGCCCTATTTGTTTGGGGCAAGTATTACCTTGCCCCTGATTTTTAATTAAAAGTGGGCTTCAGAAGTCTTTTCAGACCCATTGGACTCACCATGTTTTACTTTAATGTCTCCTCTTGAAACACTTTCAGCAAACGATTTAGCTTGTTGATATAAGTTAGTATCCTCTACAGGACCTACTTTACTAACTTCCCAACCAAACCAAGTTCCTTTATCGTTAGACTGTTGAACAGTTCTTAACTTATAAATGTGGCTAAAAGATGCCGGTGTGAATAATCCATTCTTACCTTTCATCTTTATACTTGCCATCATACTGTTCCATTTTCTACTAATCTTTAATTGAGTAGATTTCATAGCCAATAGAGCAGTCGTTGGAGTTTGACCACAAACAATCAAGAAATGACTTGCAGTTTTTTCAACATAATTACCACTTGGTAATCTGTCTTTAAAAGAAGCATCTCTTTTTGTTTTCGTTAATATATCACTTGATGACGGATGTATTCCGACTGGAGCGCCAGAACCTTCTCCTCTATCTTGCCATTCAATATATTCCAATTTGTAATGACATGGTAGAACATCAATTCCTTTTTCACCATCAAACAACTCTCCTGTTACAGAGTTATAAATCATTCCAGGCTCAGCACCTTGAACGTATTTACCATCTCTCTTATTAACTTCTGGAGATAGTTGTCCTAGTATTTTGAGAAAAGGTAATGCTAGGTCTTCATGACCCATATTACTTAGACCTTTATCTGCATCTGCTTCAAACAGATTAACAGCTAAAGCTCCCGCAGCTACTTTCTCAGCTACTGCGTTGGACTTTTTTGTTCCTTGGTCCATCATACTTTGTGCTTTGTTCATGTTTATTTCCTTATTATTTTTGTTCTGTTTCCTGCGAACACGTTAAATAGATCAGAGGGCATATCTTTCCCAGCTTCGATACGCTCTCTGACCAATGCTTTGAGAGTCATGGGCTCAACCTTTAATCTCTGGGCTGGTTGATATCCATTCTCTGCCGCAAGGTTTGCATAAGCAATTGCCTTGTTATCTTCGTTGCGGCCAAAAGAAACGGTAACCTCATTTTTAATAAGATCACCTAGACCGTTTGTACGAAGCCAGTTAAATGCTTCTTCTTTCCTTTCAGCGGAAATTGAAGCACCGTAGATGGGTTTCACTTCTACAGCTGTACCATCTGCTAATTTCAATGTTGAGATATTCATTTCAGTCATCATAGTAGGAATAACTTCCCCTGATAGAACATCTGCTTCTTCTTTTAATTTTTTTAAATTCTCTTCTGCTTGTACAATTTTATCTTCAAGAGTTTTTAATTTAACTACCTGATCAGATAAAACTTTAGCGTCATTAATTTGAGTTAATGATTCTGTTTGATCGTCTTCAAAGTTTATATTTTGCATTTTATTTCTTTCTATTTGTTGTTTATCTACTTTCATAATCGAAAGTATATATTAATTTAATTATTATGTCAATATCTAGGATTCAATATTTCCTTTCTCATATAAATTAATTTCAATAGGATAATAAGTTTGTTCTTGTCTATCCCATTTTAATACGTTATATCTACCGTTTGTAATATCTGAAGCTATAGAACAAGCTACACCAATTATGGCAGGATCACCTGTAAGTAGTAAATAATCTTTTGATGTATAATCTTTTAATAAAGATCTTAATTTTGCAACTAATGGTCCTGGACTTAATATAATTTGTGAATATTCTGGTAATAACGTTTTTAATTTGCCAAATTTCTGTGCTCCCAAAATATTAAATTTTGGTTGTCCAGATCTTGTTCCAGGTAATTCCTGTATAACGTATACCGTATTTTCCATACTTTCACATTTGACAAGTTAATAGTAATTATGATATAATTCATTTTTATAGAAAGATAAAGAGTTAAATATATGAATTATAAGTTTAAAACTAAGCCATACGCGCATCAAATAACTGCGTTAGAAAAGTCCTGGAATAAAGAAGTATTTGCTTATTTTATGGAGATGGGAACTGGTAAATCAAAAGTTCTTATTGATAATATAGCAATGCTTTATGATAAAGGTAAAATTGATGGTGCTTTAATTATAGCACCAAAAGGTGTTTATCAAACATGGTGTGATATAGAAATTCCAACACATCTTCCTAAACATATAGAAGTAAAAAAAGTTTTATGGAGATCTTCTTTTATGAAAGATAATAAAATAGTTTCAAAAGAAGTTGAACCATTATTTGAATCGAGTCATGATCTTCATGTATTAATAATGAATGTAGAATCTATGTCTACAAAACATGGAGTTGCATTTGCTGAAAAGTTTTTAAGTTGTCATAAAACTTTAATGGCCATAGACGAATCTACTACTATAAAAAATCCAGATGCTATCAGAACTAAGTCTATTGTTAATCTTGGAACTAAGGCTAAGTATAGAAGAATATTAACTGGATCACCTGTTACTAAGTCTCCATTAGATTTATATAAACAATGCGAGTTCCTTGATCCTTGTTTATTGGATTACTCTTCTTACTATGCATTCAGGACCCGTTATGCAGTATTAAAGACTGCTAACTTTGGTGGACGTTCTATTCAATTGGTAGTGGGTTATCGTAACCTTGATGAGTTATCTAGAAAGCTTGAACCATTTTCATACAGAGTTTTAAAAGAAGATTGTTTAGATTTACCTGATTATGTTTTTACGAAAAGAATTATTCAGTTATCTAAAGAACAAAAGAAAATATATGACTCTATGAAACAAATAGCTCTTGCAGCTATGGATGGTAAAGTTATGACTACAGCTACGGCACTTGTTCAATTGATGAGATTACATCAAATAACTTGTGGTCATTTCACTGCTGATGATGGTTCTGTTAAAGAAATTAAAAACGAAAGATTAGATGCTTTGATTGATATATTAAGAGAAGTTGAAAACAAAGCAGTTATATGGGCTCACTATAGATATGATATAGAAGCTATTATTAAAGCAGTTGAAAAAGAATTTGGTAAAGATTCTTATGTTACTTACTATGGAGATACTCCACAAAGTGAAAGACAAAACAATATTAAATTATTACAGGACCCAAATAGCAGTGTTAAATTTTTAATTGGCACTCCTCAAACTGGTGGATATGGAATTACATTAACTGAAGCTAACACAATGATTTATTATTCTAATGGTTATGATTTAGAAAAAAGAACTCAATCAGAAGCTAGAATTAATAGACATGGTCAAGTTAGAAAAATGACTTATGTAGATATTATAGCAGAAGGAACAGTAGATGAAAAAATTGTAAAGGCTTTACGTAAGAAGATTGATATTGCTTCTCAAGTTATGGGTGAAGAATTGAAGGAGTGGATATAAATTTCCACTCCTCCTCATTGTAAGGTAACATTATTTATAATTATTATAAATTAAATATAATACGACTATAAAACAAATAATAAAAAATGATGTAAGTGTAGTCATTATTTTACGTTTACTTTAATTCCTTCAATTTCTTTTGGTTCTTTAAAACCAAGTTTAATTTTAAGTAGACCATCTTTCATTTCAGCTTCGTCAATTACTACATCTTTAGCAAGTTCGAATTGTTTGAAAAATTTTCTAAATGCTAGACCTTTTTGTACATAGTCTATATTTTTATCTTCTACTTTTCCTTCTACTGTTAAGATACCATCTTTA